CGAACGTGAGCGTGTTCTCCGAGGGCTTGCAGGACATCCTCGAGGAGGGTGTCAGCTTTATGTTCCTGACGACCGACGATGGGCGCATCGAAATCAACCTAGCTTACGAGCCTAGCTCCTGCATCTACGACCCGAACTCCCGCAAGCTGGACGGAAGCGACGCGGACTTCTTCGGCATCGTCGAGCAGCTCCCCTACGAGCGCGTGAAGGAAATGGCCGAGGCCAACGGCGTGACGATCCCGAGCAAGGACAGAATCTCCCAGGCGAAGACGTGGTCGTTCGCGAACTACAACGGGAGCCTCGGCGGGGTGAACCTCGTCCACTTCTACAAGCGCGACTCCGAGGGCGTGTGGTTCATCCAGGTCGTCGGCGACAAGGTCATCAAGCGAGTGCTTTTCCGTGGGCTCTCCTGCCTCCCCGTCGTTCCGGTGTACGGCCAGCGCTTCAAGGACGACCGCAAGAAGTTCTACAAGGGCGTGGTGCGCGACACCAAGCACCTCTGCAAGATCGTGAACGGCTGCTACGTGTCCCTCTGGGAACGCGTGAGCGTGCCGTCCGTCCCCTACACCTCCGTGTCGATGGACTCCATCGAGAACGTGGACGCCGACTACAACGACGACCTCGCACGTTACAAGCGTTACAAGGAATGGGTCAAGAAGGGAGAAGGGTGGCAGCACCTCACGCCGCCGCAGCGCGTGGACCCGGTCGTGATGACCGCCGACCTCCTCCCGGTCATCAACGATTCGCTCCGCAAGATTTCGCTCATGATAGGAATCCCGGAAGACGGCCTCGGATTCAGCGCGGCCTCCGACGCGGTGCAGAAAACCGCCGCCGAAATCCTCACCCGCTCCTCGGCGCTCGTCACGAACGTGTCGCACTACTACCGGCACCTCCAGCGCTCCATCCAGCACGTCGCCGAGGTCATCGTCGAGATGCTCTGCATCTACAACGGGATGCCGAACGAATACCACGTCAAGCTGCTGAAGGGACCCGAGGACACGCTCAAGCGCGAACAGCGCCGCCAGCAGATTCTCGCGTTCCAGAGTCTCGCGCCCGAGGCGGCGAAGCCGTTGCTCCTAGCCGAGGCCATCCGCACCGGCGACTTCGAGAACGCCGAGGCCATCGCGAACGCGGTGCTCCTCACGCTCCCGCCGGAACTCAAGCAGGCGCTCAACGTGGGCGGCGGAGTCGACGTCGCGGCGCTCTCTGCCCAGGTTGGCGCTCTCACGCAGCAGGCGCAACAGCAGGCTCAACAGATTGACGAGTACCGCCGCACCATCGACGCGGACATCATCGCGGGGCAGAACCAGCTCGTGATGGCGCGCATGAACAACGAGGCCGCGCTCCGTTCAAAGCTCGTCGAGATCGAGGCCCGCGCCGCCGAGAACGAGAAGGACCGCCAGCTTGAACTCGCGAAGCTCACTGCGGAACAGCGCACCGAGGCGGAGGCGCTCTACCTGAAGAGCCGCGAGGCGGACCAGCGCGCCGCCGAGAACGCACGGAAAGCCTTGAAGGATGCCGAGGCCCTGCGCATCGAGGCGGAGAAGGCACGCGCCGACATCGTCGCGAAGCTGGCCGGGGCGATTGAAAAAACACATACCGACAACCTAACGCCGCAGACGGTGCTATAAAAAGTGTCAAAAATCGTCAACGAAATATGACAAAAAGTGTCAGCGGGCGTTTGCATCCGTTGACGCTTTTGTTTATCTTTAATAAAAAATGAGGTGAGATATGGCATTACCCAGCCAGGAACTTTTGGAAAAGTACCGCGCCGAACAAAAGGCGGACACGGAAGCACCCGCTAATTCCGAACAAACTAAAGCGGAGACCACCGAAACCAAGCAGACTGAAACGCCGACGGGCGCGGAAGGCGGCGAAGGTGACGGAGAAGCCACTACCCAGCAGACGACACCCTCCGCCAGCGCAGGCGAGGACGCGGGAACACCCGCGAAGGGCGACGAAAGATGGGAACACGCTCAATCGCAGTGGAAGAAAAGGCTCGACAGACAAGAACGGGCCCACCGGAAACAAATCGCAGGACTCGAGGCCACGATCGCGGAACTGAAGAAGCAGGTCGAAGGCAGCAAGCCGAAGCTCCAGCGCGAGGACTTTCCGACGGTTGAAGCGTACGAGAGTTACAAGAACGAGGAACAGAAGAAGCAGCTCCTCGCCGAACTTGACAAGAGGAACGCCGACCTCGAAGCCGAGCATAAGCAGCAGGCCGAAGCCCAGCAGAAGATGAAGGCCACCTTCAAGACCCCGGAAGCACAGAAGGATTTCCAGGAGACGATGGCGGACTTCATCGACGACAACAGCGAATGGCTCGAAACCGAGGAAGGGCAACTCTATCAGGAAATCATCGACCAGTCCCCCGTCGGGCTCGTCATGGCGATGGCCATAGCGAAGAACGACGCGGTGCAGGAACAGATGAAGAAATGGTCGAAGGACCTGCTCTACCAGAAGCTCGCATCGTTTGAAGTGACCCTCATGAACAAGGCGAAGGAAGCGAAGAACGCGACCGCCGCCAAACAGACAACGCCCGCGCAACCCGCAGAAAAGGCTCCGTCCACAAGCGGAATCCCATCTACCGGGAGCGTGGGAAGAACGCAAGCTCCGCAGACGTTCAACGCGAAGGATTGGCTCCGCAAGAACCGCCCGGAGCGATACCCACGTTAAAAAAAAATGAGGTTTACAAATGGCTAACTCCATTATCACCGTCCCCGGCCTCGAAATCTTCGCGGCCGAAATCGAAGAATCCTGCCCCATCCTTGAAGATTGCCGAACCACCAACAAGGGCCTCCGTGGCCGTGAAGGCGGCAAGCTCAAGGTCGCTATCCCCGACCCGGGCCACACCTTCGTGAAGAAGGGCGGCATCCCGACTATTGGCCCCGGCGGCGACATCTCGGACCTTTCCATCAAGGAATTCGAGCGCGAATTCACCGTATGCGTCGCCACCAACGCTTGCGCCATGAGCTCGCTGGAACGCGTTGTTGACATCGACTCCTTCGAGAAAGAAGTCGCCGATCCGCGTTCTCCCGAAATGGGCGCGGGTGTCCAGGACTACGTCATCGACGCAGGTGGTTTCTACTCCGACTCCGTGTTCGTCGCCGACGGCACGAGCAACACCTTCAACGGCTACGATTTGCTTTCCGAAATGTCCGGCTCCCTCGCCGACTCCCGCTGCGCCGGTGAACTCGTCGGCTACATGAGCGGCAAGATCAAGAGCAAGATCACCGCTGGCGGCTTGAAGCTGTTCAACGAAAACGCCATCGCAGGCGAACTCTACCGCAAGGCCAAGATCGGCGAATACGCCAACGTCATGTGGAAGAGCACCCCGATGCCGGTCATCTCCATCGGCGCGCTGCCTGCCTCCACCACCGTTTCCGCCAAGCCGAGTGAAGGCTCCGACACCATCGTGCTCGCCTCCGCCAACATCACGACTGCCACGACCATCAAGGCTGGCACGGTGTTCACCGTCGCCAACGTCTCGAAGTGCGACGTGCTCGGTCACGTCATGGACGAGGACAAGGCTTTCGTGGTCCAGGAAGACGCTAATGGCGGCGCAGGCACTATCTCGCTCAAGGTTACGGAAATGAACGCCACCGGCGCACACCGCAACGTGTCCGCCCTCCCGGCTGCTTCCGCCGCCGTTACTTGGAAGCTCACCGCCAACAAGAAGTACGCCCTCGTGTGGGCATGGCAGAAGTACAACGTGAACCTCGACTCCGTCAAGCTCGACGACTCCGGCCTTGAAGAATTCAACGCCAAGTCCCCGAGCGGAAAGCTCGAGCTCTCCTGCGTTGTGCATGGCGACCAGAACCGCAACGGAAGCTACCGCTTCGACTGCGCGTTCCTTCCGGGCGCCGTTGACAGCCGCCGCGTGGCCCTCGGCTACATCCAGCTGAACTAACCTTCCATCACTCCGCGCCCGGACCCTAGTTTCCGGGTGCGGAGGTTCTTTTCTCCTTTGTTGCAGAAGAGCGACAAGATCAAGCTAGAGTCTAATAGGATTTCACCACCTCGAAACCCTTGCGGACTCTAGCTTTTTTTAAAGGTTTTAAAATGCTCGTACGTGAACTTATTCAGGACATCCTCGACGAAATCGGCCAACTGGTCGGCGGCAATCCCGCGAGCGACAGCGATGCCGCGAAGTGCCGCCGCTTGATCAACAAGTGCGTGCGCGATTACAACGTGCAGGGCTTCCTGCACTTCACGAAATCCCGCGTCCCGCTCGGGC